CACCTGGTCTCAATCAGAAGGGGGCGTTTGTGAGCGTAAACCCAGTCTTCAAACCAGCTTCTAGAGACCGTAAGTTTGTAGCAGCAGTTTTAAGGAGGGGGGGGAAGGCAAAAGACATCGAGAAGCTGATATACACAACAGGGAATAAGAGCGGATTTAGCGAACGTTTGAGGCTGTGGGCGAAAGCAGAAGTAAAAGACCCAGCAACCGAGCTGAAAGAAAGGCACCTAAAAGCGAAGGATATTATCAGAAAGAGATTACCAATAGAAACGAGGCTTCTACCCGACTGGAACGCAACTGTAGAGGAATTCATTTCTGGAGTGACCGTTAACAAGTCCTCCAGTGCTGGACCTCCTCTTTATAGACCGAAATACCAGTGTACAGACGAGTATATGGATATAATATCTGAGATCGTGAAAGCGGGATCGCAGGATAGATTAAAGGAATACTTGGAAGGCAGGGAGGAGTTTTTAATAGCTCAGTGTAAGAACAAACAGGATAGATATCCACCCAATAAATTGGACGAGAAAACAAGGCCTTACTGGAATTTTTGTTTTCCTCTCCAGTTCTTCTTCTCCGCATTGGTCCAGCCAAAGACCCATTGCACTAAGCTGTTTCATGATTCGAAAGATTCTTGGAATGCTTACGGATTTAGCTGGGCTCATGGGGGAGGTGATAAATTCTTTAAGTGGATGACGAGTTGTAAGGAGAAAGAAGTGAAGGTGGCAGTGTATGGAGACGACGTCTTTCTTGTAAAAAGGAAGGACGGCGCTCTCATGGCATGTGCTCCAGACTTTCGGAGTATGGACGGATCAATTCACAAAAGGGATGCGGAGTGGTTTTGCGAAGACCTAGTGCAGGCATTCGAGAGACAATATGGGAAAAACAACTTTTGGGGCTATTTTGGAAAGCTGCTTGGATCAAGTTTAGTGGGAGCGAAATTTTTGGTGGAAGGATCAACGACCTATGTGAACGATACAGGGCTTCTGACCGGTTGTGTCGGGACAACAGGTGTAGACACGCAGAAATCTGTTGTGGCCTACGCTTGTCTCCTTGACAAGGCAGAACAACGTGAGATAGATCTTGAGGATGTAGAAGCCGTCACCAATTATTTCAGGCAGAAGTTTGGGTTAATTGTGAAAGAAAACACCTATGAATGGAAGGTAGTAGATGAGGAATTGGAGGAAGGAGAGTCACCTGTAGACTTAGAATTCCTTGGAGTGAAATTAATAATGAGAAGAGGTAAGAACAGGCCGGAATGTGTACCATACAAGGCAGAGGAAGACCTAGTCTCTTTAATATCAAATGCTCGAATTCCACTCGAAGCCAAAACAAAGGCCACCATCAAGGACCGGTATCTCTTCGACATGGCGAGGGGATACATGATAACAGGAGCCTTCCATTCACAGCTGGCATGGAACATATGTTGCGATCTGATCGACAACACAAAATCGGAAATCGTTTGTCAAAGAGTACAGAATGGCAAGAAGGTAGAGGTGGCAGAGGGAAAGTGGGAACACACAGGTCAAGGACCAGAATTGGAACAACTTGTAGGTTCTGACTTCCAGTGGCCAACATCTGACGGATGGCCCTCTGTAGAATTCTGTCTGGACACTTATTTGTCTCCAGACAATAAGATTGGAGGAGAATGGTATAGTTGTGTACCATCTCTAGACAGTGAGCTCAAAGCTATGAGATCTGTTAAGGTAACAATGCAGCCAGCAAAACTGAAGGAACAAGGACCGAAATTCGATTGGAGTTTAGATACAGAGCTCGAACAAGGAGCACAGGAATTGGAGAATGTGCGCGACAGTAAGATTGACCCATTAGTCGACCGTGAAGGGTATTTGAGAGAACTCGTCAAGGAGCGGCCACTAATGAAATTTGCCAAGCAGCCAAAACATTTCCTTAGGCTGAAAGGACAGGAGTCAAAATCGAAGGATGACCAGATAAGTGACTTTCTGGATAAGTTCTCCTCAATATTGGTTGAACTTCCAGATCAAATGTTGGAACTAGTGGTCGATTCACCACCAGGCTACTATTCACGAGTGATGCAAAAGAGGGGCTGGAGACCCAATCCTGACCGAAAGGTTTGGGAGAAAGGAGAACCAGTTCCAGTGAATCCGCATGTGTGGGGTCGAGATATATTGATGACTCTACCGGACTATACCCCCACTGAGAAGAAAGTAAAAAGTACAGAAAAAGAGGAGACAAGGCCTGTCGAACCCTTCACTCAGGTTCCCGGGCATGTAAAACTACTACAGAATGTGAAAATGGACACCATTTCTCTTGTAACTGGGTCCTTTTCAAAAGCAGGAG